GTTTGGTAGTCACTAATGAGGTACTTATCCTTTTCGATGAGTGTCTTAAGTCCTGAGCATCCAATACGTTTGGTCGCTTCGGTGACCTTCAGGCCGAACCGGCACTTGGGGCCAAATCCTCCCGTGAGCATCTGTCCCTTCTTGGGATGCGGCAGAATAGTGATGACGGACGGATACTCCAAGTCGTTGTGCAACATGTCGGCTACAGCGTGCCCTTCCATGTTGATTTCCATCAGGACATACGCCTGATTATACCACATCCCAATGTCCCGTATCATGGGGGCCATCAGCGTCGGGGTAATGGTATTGTTGCGCCAAATGGCGACTTGCACAAAGGGGTTCACGGAGATGTCCGTCACATTGATGACCGAGTAGTCAAGTCCCTGTCCCTGCCCGATGTCCACGGTGATCACGTAGATGTGTGCTTCGCCTTCAGTGTCGGTGCGGACCGGCTTGTAGTAGATTTTCAGGTCACCCTTGATGTCCGTCGGTTCCTTGTAGGATAGCTGTTGGAGCTTCCAGGCCGGGATGAGGGTGTTCGCGGACCCCATGAACGAGCATTCAAACTCCTGCTCAAACTGCATGTCGCCGATGTTGTTCCGCGTTTCCTTTTCCCAAATGTTTCGGCCGTCGGCATCCACCGCCGTGCGCCCCGGCACATCCCGCCACGTGAACCCGATGGTTTTGTAGCTGTTCCGTCCCTCTTCCGCGTCATTCCAAATTTTGTAGAACAGGTTGTAGCCTGCGGGCGTGCTGACGATAAACAGCTTGGTCGTCTTACCGGAAGTGATGGTCGGATACACCGAGGTCATGAACTCCTGCGCGATGTTCTCCGCGACGAACGCGAACTCATCGAGCAGGATGATGTTGAAGCTGTCGCCGCGGACGGCCGACGCGCTGGTGCTCTCTGCGCGGACACGGGTGTTGTTCGCCAGCATGATGAGCTTCTGGTCCCACTTGACGACGCCCTGCTTCAGGAAGCGCGGGAGCAGTTCAAAGCTCTGCTTCATGCGCCGGAGCAGTTCAATCGCGGTCGCTTCTTTGTTTGCGAGAATACCCACAGAGTTGTCGGGGTGGAACAGGACATACCAGAGGAAGTATCCGCACACCACGACGGTGGACTTGCCGGACTGCCGAGCGAGCTTACAAATGACGAACCGGTTGTTCTCAAACGCTTCAATGAGCTTGCCCTGAAACGGATACAACTGGAACGGCACAATCCCGCGGTCCACATGGACGATCTTGACGTAGTTCTCAATGAAGTGAATGGGGTCCTGCGAACACTTTACGAACTCTGCAAGCTCTTCATTGGAGAACGCATACTGGTCCTCAGGCAGCGGCAGGAGGCTGTTGCCGTTGTAACCGTTGGAAGCGTTAGGCTTGCGTCTTGGCATCTTCTATCACTTCTACAGCGGGCGCAGGAGCTTGGGGGGCTGCGAGCGCACGAATTTCGCGGAGCAAATCTTGAGCGCGTCCGACGAATACCGCTTTTTCAATGTTGACCGAACCCCCACCACCATCCACCGGTGATGCGCGTTCAATGTCGGGACTGGCATCCCGTTTGCCTTTGTGAAGTCCGACCAGTTCCTTGTTGGCCTGAATGATGGCCGTGAGCATGTTCCCGACGACCTCATACGCACGGGGCGCATCGCCGCTTTGCGCGAGCAGGATGGCGCTATCTAAGGCTTCCCGTCCCTTTTTGATGAGGTCCCGCGTGCCCGTGCGAGCAAACTCAAAGTCGTCTTCCAGACGCTTCGCATCCACATCCAGGTCGCTCACGCTGACGGGTACGAGCGCCGTCCCAGCCGCGTCCACGACCTCCGGCACTAACGCCCCGTCCACGGGAGCAAGCGCAGTTTGTGTTTGGTCTGGAATGATGTCCAGTATGCTATCCAGTTTCTCTGTGTCCATAGTTACGTCAAGCGTTCAAAGACGGTGTTAGCAGAGATATCCCCATCGTCCGGTTGGTCAAGCGGGTCTGCGGTCACGGTGACACGTTCCACAGGGTCGGTTTTCAAGTAGGTGTTTGAGGTTGACTCATCCGGCAGGAGCGTCAAATCTTCGTTGTCCAGCAGTTCCCGTGCTTCCGTCGCGAGATAGATCGGCGGCTCCGACAAGTCGAATGTCGTAGACGCAAACAGATCCACTTGGACTTGCTCGATCCGGGCCTGTGTGACACCCGCACCCTTCGCTGGGCCGTAGAAGATCGCTTTCATCGTGAAGTCAAACGTCCAGATGATGACGCGGCGCTTCTCGAAGTCGCCCTCATAGTTGTCCGTTTCCACAGCGGAGTTGAGCGTCACGGGGATCGTATCCACAATGGGCACGCCCGCGATAGGCTGAATAGCCAGCATCATATCCGGCGTGAAGTAGGGGAGGATCTGCTCGACCACTTGGAACCCGTCCTGCTTGAACTTGACGAGCAAGGAGAGTTGGAACGGGATGTTATAGGGCACACCCGCCCAGACCCGTGTCGTGCGACCGGGGATGTCAGATGGAAAACGTAGTTGGTTGAGGGTGTTGAGGTGTCGGGAAGCATCGTAGGCGGGGGCCCCGTATTCATACGCGAAGCGCGGGACGATCTGCCCGACGCTCTGTTCAAGCGTGGGGTCCTGCGTCAGTCGCACCAGCCAGCGTTCCTTCGGCCCGAACTCTATGGGGACCAGGATGCGTTGAACTTCAGTCCCGCCCGCGTGTCTGGCCACGTAGATAGAGTCAAACAGCGAGCCAAAGGCCACGATGTAGCGCCGGAACTGTTCGTTGTAGAAGTATCCAAACATTATTGATACCGGGGATTGGTGCCGCGGGAGATGACCACTGTGTTCCCTGTCACCACCAGTTCCTCATTGTCGGAGATGGGGTTGTTCAGGTCAAACGGGGTGTTCGCCGCAGTATTGGGAGTATAGGCTTGACTGGTCGCCAACGTGTCGACCACGGAGATGCCCGTATTGACCGTTTCGTGCGAGTAGTTCAGCATTTCGCAGCGCAGTTCGTAGGTATATAGCTTCCCCAACTGGAACAACTGCTCTTTGTTTTCGACAAAGCGGATCTCAAAGAGGTACCGGTTCGTCGGCGTCATCTGCAACCAGATGATGTCGTTCTCACGGGGGCGCGACATATCGGGGAACGTCTGCTGCCAACGGCGCGCAGACACCGAGAACGTGCATTGGTCCTCAATGTGCAGCCCGAACTTGCTGATGAACTCCGACTGTCCCTGAAACGACGCAGAGGACTTGATATACATTTCGATCAAGGCGTAGCGTTCCCACTTCTGCAAGTCATCTTCCCCGATGAGCGTATCGAGGTCCACTTCTTCTCGTATGATGTAGTAAGTCTCATGCCCGTGGATCTTGATCGACTCATCGATCAGGTCCTGTAACAGGTCCTGCTCCGGCACATACGTCGTTTGATTAAAGTATGGATTAACAGGCATGTTATCCTACGATGAAGTCCACGGGAAGCTGATACGTGTTCTGAAGCTCTAGCTCCAAGTCCTTGACTTCCTGATTGGCTTCGGTCAGCATGGTCCGGCCGTCGAGCGTGACGCTGCCAGGGAGCGCGATGCCGTTATACTTGGAGAGGTTCATGCCCCACTGACGCTTGAAGAGCGCAATCGTGTAGCGTTGCAGCCAGCGGTCGCTCCATACGAGCGGATAGGTCTCCGGGTCCAGCACCCGCACACAGTCCACCATGACGTAGTAGCCGGGACGGAACGTGTTATACATGTTCACATCGACATACACACGGTTCTGGTGACGCTGGAAGCGGATACCCGGACGGCCGCGGAACGTATCGTTGATCAACTGCTGATACGTGCGCCCGATGAAGTAGGGAATGATGCTGCTACTCGTAAAGTTGGAGAGGAGCGACATGTTGAACTGGGACTGTGGGTCAAACAGGATGTCCGCACTCATACGGGAGTCGTAGGGCGCGAAGATTTTGGTGACCGCGATGACTTCCGGCGGCAGGTCAAAATAGCCGTTGTCGTAGTCGCCCTGCACGAAGCTGTCTATCGTTGCGGTGACCCCGGAGTGTCCGACGATCTGTTCGCCGGCGATGAACCCCGCGTGGGTGTTCTCCAAGTTCGCATCACTTTTGAGCGACGAGGTGATCATGTAGGCCACGTTGTCGCCCGTATTGCTGCTGACCAGCACTTGTGCGGTGCACAACGAGGTCTGCCCGACGATGACTTCCCACGGCGCGAAGATCGAGGTGGTCGTGCCCGCTTCGACGTTGACGACCGGCACATAACTGGACATCACCGCATACGACGGCGTGATGTAGTGCGGGAGATACGCATCCACAACGGCGTCCATGTGATACTGCCGATACGTGTAGATCGCTTCATCGATGCGGTCTTCTAGTTGTTCGTCCGCGGCGTTGATCTGGATGACCGGATCGCCGAGCGCACGGAGACAGTAGGCCTTGAAGTCGTCGCGGGTTGCGGGAATGGACATGGAACTCTCGTTTATGGAAGTAGGATACCGTTATTTAGGGGAACGGAACAGCGTCATCGGGATCGCTTTGGGTTCATCGGCGACTTCATACTTCTCCAAGGTGGGGGTCCAGTCGGTGCGGAAGTAGAACCGAATAACAGGCGTCACTACCTCGGTAATACCAAACAACCGGCTGTATCGGAAGGGCCACGATAGCACTTCCTGTATCGTGTCCGTCGCGTCTTTGAACCCGTGCTTCTCCGCGAGCGTTATGATGTCCTTGGCACGCTGAATGCTTGACTCGCAGGAATAGGAGCAGGGCTGATGGGGAATGAGTCGGAGTCCCATCGGACGCCAGAGCGTGCTAGCCAGTCCGGGTCGTCCTTTTGTTGCGCCTAACTGTTCGTATGTTGCGTCTACGGACTCATTGTTGCGTAAGCTGTCTGCGATCTGACAACAGACCGGTCCTTCGGTTCGCAAAGTTGCCAGATGCGGATGGTAGTTGTCCGGGCGCGTGATCAGACAGTGGTAGAAGTTCGGCCGCTGATGCGTCGGGCGTTTGTCCATGTCATGTTCAGTGAGCGGCACAAGGATGAGTCCGTATTCCAGACACCGCTTGGCGTCCGTGGTCAGGTCTCTCGCCGGCACATACTGAAACACATGCGGTACGACACTTTCCGCAACAGCTAGACGTTCTAACACGGTCATGCCGTGTCGAGCGTTGGCAAACTTCGGGGCCCACGCCTCACGCGCCTTGACGCTCGCCCACGACCACCGCACGAAGTTAGGAAGAACGGGAATACTCATGATGATGCCTTATTGTCCCAATGATCAAGATGATCGCTATTCACTTTCTTGTGACTGCACGCCGTCACACCCTTTGTTATCATTTGGTGCGCTTCGTTGAGTGATGGGTTCCGCCCGGCGATCCAGCCGTCGAGCAAATACTGTTCCATGGCGGGTCGAATCTTCCAGAGCGGAAGTGGTTTCTGCCCGGACTCCTGTAAGCGACGGGTCCCCTCACCCAGCAGTTTCTTGTAGGTCGCACAGTAGGACGACCGACGGCGCCAGTCACTCTGTTCCCCTTCGCCGGAGCAGTTCCCCTGACATGCGAGCCAGTATTCACAGCCCTGACAGCCCCCAAGTTCCTGTGGTGTCTGAAAGAGGGCGATCTGCCGGATATGATAGCGGGTGCTTTCAAACCCGATGAACGAGTCCTTGTAGCCTGTGCCTTCAGCAGGAAGCCACATCACGCCGTCTTTCAGTTCGCGACCACAGCTAGACGGGGAGCCATCATGATCGATCCCGCGGCAGGACTGGGTGTTAAGGGGGTCGCAGGCCCGATAGGTGCACAGCGCGCCGGAATTATTCCCGCGTAGCACGTTCAGCACATCTTGAACGAATCGAGGTTTGACATGCTCAAACTTATCAGACTCCCGCCAGATGTCGATGAGGCGGTCTGCAAGTTCTTCTTGTGGGAGAAAGAGCTTGTGCGCGTCATAG